GCTGCAAAATAGCATTGTAAAAAAGCCCAGACACACAAATCCACCCACATGCCGGCCTCCATCCGCCTCGAAATAAATCAGAACCCGCTTCAATTTTATTTATTTCCATCTGGCCGCGTGCGAGTTCAACGTGAGCGTCCAATTCTTTAAACTCTCCAGACTGTTGCAGTTTCAAAAGTTCTAGTTGTGCAATTGCTTTTTGTTGCGGGTCTGGAAATAAGCGATCAATGACTTTTGAGCCAATGTCAATAACGCTGCCAATCAGTAATGGATTCATATTGGATATTCTTTCCAAGGTAGTTGAAAGTGTGGGCCATCCTTAAATAATTTCCAGTCGCCACCCCACTCTATTGGGATTGAAACCCGCCTTGCGGCCTCTTTTACACAATCACCCAGCACATAGTACAAAGGCCAGTCCCACGCCACCTTGCTGCCGTATAAGGCCGCCAAATCTACTGCATGGCCTGTTAGGTGGCGACTGTTCATTGTCTGGCTGGCGCCGATTTTAACAAGTTCCTTCTGCCGCGCTAAAGTTCTGCAACCTTCGATAACTTTAAAATCAATGTCGGTGATTTTAATGGCCTCACGCACAACCAGAACCAAATCAGGATGAACCCCGATTAAATTTTTTTCTGATTGAGCGCCAAGTTTGAAACTCATTTTTTTGTCTTTGTCTCGACTTCAGACCTGATGGCGGTGGACAATGCTGCACCGCGTTGGTTTGCAGGCATGGCGCCCAAAAACAACTCTATCCGCTTCAGCGTATCCCAGCCTACCATTTGCCCCTTTGTCTCGGCCAGATCGCGCTCTAATGACGCTAATCTGGCGTCGTGGCTTTTATATATCTGAGCGATTTCTACAAAGCGCTGCGTCATTTCCTGCCGCATGGCGTTCTGCTCTTTATATGTCTGCCATTGCAAGGCCGCGCTTGAGGTAATAACTGCGCACAACCCCCAAAAAAAGAACTTATGCAAAAATGATTCAGCACTTTCAGCCATTTTTATTCTCTTTCTCTACAATGCTTTTTAAAAGGGCGTAAGCAGAATTCGGGGTAAAGCGCCAAGCATCATGTATTCCGAGCGATTCTAAACACGCCTCACTGCAAAATAGTTTCTTCTTGCTTTGTTTAATAGGGCCGAATGCAAATCTAATCAACCCAAGGAAATCATATTTATAGCCCAAATGATTTTCAAACCAAGTTCTTGAAATAGATTCGTCAAATAATTCTCTTGGGAGTTCGATAAAATCCCAATTAGAACCATTAAATTCGATATGCTTAAAGCGTACACCGCTATCCATAAAACTGCTTGAGGCCGCGCTGTTGTCTTCATAAACCAATTCCATGTGTGAATATAGGCCTCTATCCCACACTGAAACAAGTTTATTAAAAAGACGGTGTTTACCCTTATAAAATGCAGCTTTCACTTTTTGCCCTTCAATTGCATTGAATATTTTTTTGATAGATTTTTCTTTCAAATCTATCTTTACCAATAATTGCCTGTGATTTTATTCCAATTGGTAGCCATTGCATATTACTAACTGCATCACAACCCCCGCAGGCGAGCGGTATTACATGGTCAATCGCCCAGCCTTTACAAGCGCCAGACGTTTTCCAATCTACTGGACATGGGTGAATTCTTTTAAATTGTGCAATAACGGCACTACTTCTGCTAATTGAGCCATCCTCATCGCGCTCAGGAATTCCGCAATAACGAAGTTCTTCCATTGCAGGCAATTGCGCAAATGAATAGTCAAAAGAAAAAGCCATCATTAGCAGAAATAGTATTTTCATTTTAAGGTTCCGTTGATAGTACAGTTACCGCATTGCCCGGCCATAATATGCACAATTGAGTTTTCCCGCTGCCGTTGTCCCTTGTGAACAATCTAGCTCGGTTGGCTACTGGCTGGCTTGGGGTTGCCGCCAATTCTTGCAGCTCCACAAATTCACGAATTAGCGCACGTCTTGGGCGTTTGTTTGCCGTTCCCAAATCATAAACACCGTCATCAGAGAACTCAAGGCTTCCACGCGCCTGACCTTGCCACAAAGATAGTGTGCCTTGCGTCGCCAATGGATTCACAATCATTGAGCGCATGGCAAACGCATAGCACAAGTCGGAAAACATAAAAGTGCCAAGCTGCGGTAAACCTTGCCGTAAGTGGTGCGACATTGCGTGCTCTAATGCCATTGCCCCCTTTTTAGGCTCTTGCCGATAACGAACCGCAACATAGGCAATAACCAAAGAGGCCAGAGTGTCAGGGTTTCTATACCACCAAGTAGGAAATACTCGGTTTACGAACTCATACCCGTGGCCGTATAGGTCAGCGATGATTTCGGGGGAGGTTCCTACCGGCACTTGGTGCAATTCAGGGAAAATTGCCGCCATCATGTCCGGGTAAAACGCTTGGTTCACAGTCAAAGCATTATCTGCAAAGCGCCACTCTTTTGTTGATGCCTGATATAACGCTTTAACGCCTGCTGCAACCCCTGTTGCGATGTTTCCATAGTAGGTTGTGTCTGCATCGCCAATGACCGCCAGCATGTCAGAAAACGCTTTTAAGCCGGAGTAATTTTCGCAGTTGTCCTGCAAGTAGCAGACAGGCCATTTTTCTAGTGCGTTTGAATGCAATTCATTTTGAAAAGTGGTTATCAAACCTTGGGCAAGTGGGTACTGATAACGCCATTGCGCCGTACCATCAATAATAAAAACAGTTGGGTCGGTTCCACTTGGACCGCTACCGCTAGAGGCCGATGTGCCTGAAGTTGTGCATAGATATACTGAGCCATTGGCCTCGCGATACAAGCCACGCGTATATGCCGTTGAGGTCGCCCAGGTTGTGTATGATTTTTGACATCTCGCAAGGTTTGAGAACGCGACGTTTTTAAGTGTGGTTAGGTTTGTTTGGTTGTGTACGTTTGTAGCGCTCAACCATGAATAATCATTCTTGATTTTCAACCACTGAGCCACTAGGCGCAAAAACGATGAGGCATAGGCATCATGCGAGTCTGCCGGACGAATTGAATATCTATCCTGTTGCAAATCGTTTACATACCAGTCGGTGCCTGTTGTAAACACGCCTACTGGATTCATAAAGTACCAAGTGACACCACCATCATTTATAACATCTGAAGTTCCGGTTGGCGCTGTTGCTCCGGTGGTTCCGCTTGTACTTGCTTGGTAAATGTTGCCGCTAGACGTTCTGCGCTGGCCTGCCGTAATTGCTTGGCCTGTTGCCCATGCCACATATTCACCTACGTGCGGGTAAATATATTTCCATGTGACGGTTCCGTCTACAATTGCCGTTCCTGTTCCACTTGGCGCCGTTACTCCAGTGGTACCACCAACGGTGGCGCGGTATACGTTTCCATTGATATAACGCTTCATTCCTTTTTGGATTGCCACACCTGAAAGCCAGCGGGTAATCAAATTGAAAATGTATGCGTCCAAGTATTCTTGAATTCTAGTGTTGCCCAGCCTATCTAAAATATAAAAGATGCCAAGATTTGAGAAATACCAAACCACGCCATTATTCACGCCCCAACGATATGAGCCTTGCATGTCAAATTCAGCAATAAAAAACCATTTAACTGAGCCATCGACAAATACATAACATTGCAACTCTTCATCCCAAGTTGGACCGACAAAGCCACTTGGAGCACTTGCAGCGCCGGTAACACCAGATTGCAGGCAGATATAAAGGTTATCGCCAATCTTTACCTTTGCGCCATAATTGAAAAATGTATTTGCAGCATAGGAAAGCGCAGTCTTTGGAATGTCAAAATCACCAATAATTTTATTAAAATCTAACGACGCTTCAGGAACGTAAACACGGTCAGAGGTGACACGGTTCCGCATGTCAGACAGGCCGAGGATTTTTGACGAATCAGTCTGAACCCTGCAAATCTTGGCCTTGTCGTTTTCCTCTGTCAATAGCCAATAAGTAGCGTTTGACTTTGCAAACAATTGACCGGCCTTGTCAATGTACACGTCCGTGTATGTATTTGTAGAAAAAGAAAGAACCTGCCCGGGAAATGTAACCTGATTTCCCTCAACCCATGCCGTGCCAGTCGGAAAAGTTGCAGTGAGGTTATTCCACCCGCCAGTTGGTGGAAGTGGCAACAATCCATCAATCACGTAAGGGTAGGAGTTATTAGCGCCGTTTGCAGCTGCTGTTGATTCGGTTTCATTTAAAAGTGATGAGAAAACAAAATTCTTATTTTTGTCACGCAAGGTTATAGAATAATTGCTAGGCACATAAACATTAGCCGGGCTTCCATTTCTTGAGGCATAGCCGTTTACGGTTCGCACTGGCTGGCTTGCTTGAATAGTTAAACTTTCATCCCAGTAAATTTGAATCGGTACAGTTTCAGGGTTTTGCCCATATTCACCGAAATAAATGTAACCATTTTCTAATGGCGTACCATCAGTTCCGTAATAAACTTCAAACGGTGATTTTGCTGTTTGTGCCATTATTATTCTTTCTTATCTAACAGTAAATTGGTTTGTTTTTGAAGTAGATTTTTCTTTTAAAATGTCTTTCATTGACTTCAAGGCATTTTCTCTATTTACTCCACGCAAATCCTGTAACTTTTCAAAAGCCAAATCCATTGCTCTTTGAGCGGCTTTACCACGCGCTATTGCTTCTCCGGTTTCCATTGCTTGTGACACTTGACCTTTTAGTGATGTATCTGCCGCAGCGCCAAACATTCTATCTAATTCATTTACAAAAATTAACTGATTAACAACGTTGTCGTTAGATTTTAATCCGTATGACGATGCTGTGTTTTCTATGTTATCCAGAGCATCGATCATATTAACCCGAGAGGAATAATTACTTGTTAATTTTCTAGCCGCTGTTCCAATTGACTTATTTGCGTTTTCAGAATCTAAATTTATATTTGTTCCAATTGCTTTTTGAATATCAGAAAGCGCTGATGTTGTTTCAGAGTATTTTTTATTTGCTTTTTGATACTCTGGGAATTTTTCACTAAGAGATTCATTTAAATTTCTGCGAAGATTTTTCAAAATCTTTTCCGCTTGAGTAGTTAATGGCGTTCCAATAGATTTTGAACCCCAACTAACTTGCGTATCAATAAATCTTTTTGCGTTGTGAACGCCATAAGCGTCTGGCGCATTTACATCGCTTAATCTTTCTAAAACAGAGTTTAAAATTCTTTTTGCTGTTTTATCACCTTGGATGTCAGAGTTTTTTAAACTTGTGCTTATAACTCCACTTGGTGAAATTTCTACCTTAACTCCGATTTTTTCTAAATCATTAAGAAATGAATTTATAGCAGGTTGATAATCAACTCTTTGACCTTTTAATTGTGTTTCCGCTATTTTTTCAATTTCTTTTCCAGCATTTTTTCTTTGGTTTGCAACAAATTGAATTTTGTTGTCTATGGTTTCTCCAAGGACGTCAGCCGGCCTGTTTTGAATCCTAAACTTTTCGCTTTTTTGCCCAAGCTCAAAAATGTTGAGCATTTTATTCATTGCTTTTTTATCAGTATCAGACGCTGTTTTAATACTTGCAATTGCTCCTTCTTTCCACCCTTGTTTTAATGCCTGCTCTGCGGTCAAGTCTGGAATTACTTGAGTCCCCGAAAGTTTAAACTTTACAACGTCAGTAGAATCAGGTTCTAAATTTAATTTCTCATAAATTTGCTTATTTTTTTCTGGTGAAATTTTTGCGGAAATTGTTGATTTTATACTTTGCGCTGACTCTTTAAATGTGGGCTCAATTTTCTCGCGGATACCTGCGCCTGCTGGCGCGATAGCCTGCGCAATCTTTTGAGTTCCAATTTTTACAGCTTGAGGTGTTGATGGGGATATTCCGCCTGCGACTGTTGCTGCAATTTGTCCGGCGGTACCAGCGCCCATTTCTTTTGCGGTTTGGCCTGATGCCGCCCCCAGTGCTCCGCTTGCTATTTGATAACTTGGAACCGCAGCCATTGATTGCCCAACCGCACTCAATAATGGCGATGCTTGACCCGCCGCCATTTGCAACGCTTTACCAGCTGCAACACCGCCACCGGCTCCAGCTGCTCCGGTCATAGTTGCTTGAACAATTCTTTCCGCTTCTGTGTCTGGACGGGAAACCCCAATTCTAGTGAGCAAATCTTCAAGCTCATCAGTCGGGAGTTTGTATTTTGTTCCGAGCAAACTATTAACATAACTCACAATTGGATCGCCAACCATCCCCGCCAATGTCGCTGCACCAGCACCGGCGAGCGCACCTGGAATAGCACCGACACCGCCAATTGGAGCGCCAGCCATAGCCCCTAAAGCCGCACCAGTTGCAGGTAAGGCTAATCCTCTAGTTGCAGCTCCGGCCAATCCTGCAAGTGTTGTTGTTGGTTCTTCAGCTGGTAAAGATGAACCGCCAAGACTTTTTGCGAGCGCTTCATAATCCATTATTGAACCCCAATCGCTTTTCTAAATTCATCCGCTGCATTTTGGCTTGGGAATATAAATTGTTTTCCATCTGGCGTAGTTACAGAAAATTTGGGTGATGGAATCTGTGGAACTTGATAATCTTTTGGCGCTGCACGACCGGCTCTAGACTTTAAAGAGTCCAAATACATTGGAATAGCTGCAAGTTTTTGCTTGCGCGTTTCTTCGTCATCGGTAAAGAGTGGCGTCAATTCTTCCAGTTTTTGCTTGGCTTCGTCTTTATTCACCCCAGCACCAGTGGCTGCACGAAGCAAGGCCTCGGAAAGAGAACTCGCCGCCTGAGTGAATTTTTGGCGATCTGTTCCGCGAAATAATGCTGCGCTCCTTTCTCCGACCAAAGGCACGCCTTCAACAGCAGATTCAATTACACCGGGGGCTTCGGCTCCAGTTTTTTTGCCCTCTTTTGTATACATTGCGCCAAGCATATTGTTGTATGCGTTGGTGGCTTGTGCCAACCAACCCGCCGCCTTACGCTCGTCTTCTGTGGCAACACCGCCACCTCCTTCAGTCTTTTTGCTCGGCAGCGGAAGGCCACTCAATGCAGCTTTAAGGTCTAAACTTAACATTTTCCCTTGCGAGTCTAGATTTCTTGTCTCAACCCTGAATTTGTTAATCTGCGCTTGTTTAAAATTAAGCTCAGCCATTCTTGTTTTTAATTCTGTGTCGGCTTGAATCTGTTCTTTTTTTGCCTTGGCCTGCTCGAATTCTCGTGTTGCTTTCGCCTTTGAGATTTCATCTGTTGCGGTTTCAATTTTTATTCTGGCCTCGGCTTCCGCTTTCTCTGCTTTTGATTTTGCTTCTGAAACATCAGACGGTGCTTTTGCAATTTGCAAAAATCTTTCAGGATTAAGTGAAGACGCAATAAATGCTGATGACGCTTGAGCGATTTTTGGGTCTTTTTCTAATTGTGCTTTTAACTCAATGTAATCGCTTGCGTCTTTGCCTGAGTTTTGAAATGCCTGTATCTTTGTATCTAGCAGGTTTTTAGCGTAATCCACATTTCCAGTTGAAATGGAATTGTAGATTTTTGACGCGTCATTAAATGCGCTTTTTTGCTGTTCTTCTGTAATTAATTTTCCACCTGCAAGAATGGCCTCTCTCTGCGATGGGTATTTAATTGCCAATTGGCCAAACGCTTCTGAAGTTCCCGATTTGAAAGCGTCTTGCATATCTTTAGAGTATTGCTCTTTTAATGCTTGAGCATTTGCAATTTCTTGTTGCTTTGCTTGCATATCAGAGATTGCTGAACCAGCTTGCAAACCAGTCAAAAAATTTCGCATAAAATCTGGTTGATTTTGAGGTATATAATTAATAGGCTGCATTTTTTACCTTATTGGAAAGTTTTTTGACCGGTTTGTGAAGTTCCAAAAGTTCCTTTTTGTGAACCAGTGTATGCCCCAGCAATAGACATCAAATCCCCAAAAACGTTTTTTTGTAAACCACCTTTAGCCATGATGCCACCAGCTTGAGCCGCCCCTTGTTGCGCAAGTAAATTAGCTATTGCTCCCGCTGATTGCATGCCTGCTCCGGCTTGCCCTGCTGCTGATGCCTGCCCAAGAGATGTAATGCCACCTAGGTTCGTATATCGCTGCTGCACTAATTGGTTTAATAATCCTGGGCGAAACTGTGCAAGTGCGCCCTGAATATTTCCACCGCGCAAACCACCGGTAGCACTGGCCTGTTGCAACAATGCGTTCTCACCTTATTGTTGCATGGCCAGAAATTCGGGTGACTGCTGAATTCCTGCATATGCCGCTTTTTGAGCCTCTGCCCCTTGCAATCCTAAAATGGCCTGTTGCTGCTCCATTGCGCCTTTACCGGCGGTGACGTATGGAGACATTAGCTCGATGAGCTTATCGAATTGTCTGCGTTCTTCAGTCATCCCCGCCTGCGCCATCCCGGACTGAACATCTGCCGCTTTTTTACCGGCCTCAGCCTGTTGCGTTGACCCGGTAAAAGTTCCGATTACCTTACCAACGCTGCTTACAACTCCACTCATATTTCACCCCTTAAAATTCTGAACATAACCATGCTTTGCAAAATACCGTCTTTCATATCTGCGCACTGTTTAACACCTTCAAATATAAACCCAATTTTTAAACAGAAATTAATCACACTCCCGTGAATTTGCATTACTTGAGTTGATATTCTAAAAATTGGCTTTGAATCAAATAAGTTTTTTATAAAAATTTTTGCCAATTCTCTGCTATGTTTAATTGCGCTTTTAAATAAAAGCGAATGAACTTCGCTTTCTATTGGGGACCGTATTATTTCTAAAAAGCACCCAACAAAAATACCATCTACATAGCATGAGTGATATTTAACAAAATCGCCTTTTATTGGATGACGAGTGTGCAATTCACCAAAAGCAGAAAGTACATAATCATTTTGATATACCTGTTTCAATTCATCATCAGATGCGCTCTCAGATACAGTCAAAATCATGCAATTTCCCTACCTGAAGCACTTATTGTTAGTGATGATGCCGCACTTGCAAGCGTAGAAATAAACCCGCCATCCTCTAATACTTGACCAACAATTTCAGGGCAAATATAACACTCCCCCACCGCTATTAACCTGGTATTTAACACTCGGTTTGCTGTTGATGCTGAACCGCCAGATGGGATTAAGTTGATGCTTAACGATACGTTTGCAGCCGAATTATTTGTTACTGTGAATTTATCTATCACCGTTTTACAGCCTGATGCAGTATATTGCGCTGTTTGTGAATTTTCAGCGAATTTTCTAGGAATAATGTTTTTAACTGTGATTACCATTAGATTACCTGATAAGTTGCTGAAAAAGCATATTTTGCATTTGCGATATTAACCGCATTGAAACCAAATTCAAACACATCAGATGCAACGTTTGCAATAATGCTCCCATTGTCAGACTGCCCCGCCGTGGTGGTTGAGAACGTACCTCCAGCATTATTCACCGCAGAAAAATTACTTGCCACAGGGAGCGACATTCTGAGCACGCACGCCCCTGCTGCTGTTGGGTCTATATCCACAGTGCCGCTAACAGTTACAACGGAACCAACGCGCATCCATTGGCAAACTGCCGCAGTGCTGGCCGCTACGTTTGTAACGTTTGTGAGCGTAGGCGTATAAGTGCCAGACTTGATAACAGGGCCGGCCTCCCACCGCAAATTTGCTGCGTTATAAACCAGTGCATTGTCAGTAGCGGGGGAGGGGAGATATACATTGTGCAACTCGTCCAGCTCATACCCGTTATCAATTTTGATAAAAATCTCGCCAACAGAAGCATGGACCCGCACCACGAAGCCAACAATAACCAAATGATTTGGCGAAACAGGTTTTACTTTTGTATACCCGCCAAGAGTCAGCGGTGACAAATAAAGCGTGTCTCCAGCGATTAAAGCGTTTCCATCAGAATCAGTAATCGTATTTAGTTTGCGAATCAATCCTGAGTTGATTACATACCCTTCTGCGCCGCTTGCAAGCGTTTCAGCCACGAAACCAAAGGTATGGTTAGACGTGGCCTCAGCGTCCGCTTTTGCACGGTCTACTTTGATTCTATTACCCTGCGCCCCTGTGATCTGAACAACCGTTCCACGTGGCAATGAACTTGCAGAGCCGTTAAAACAAAGTTGAATTTCACCTTGACCAAGTTTTGACGAAACGTTACCGCCTTTTAACACCAATTCCAGAGTGCCGTCTCCGTCATCATAAAAAACACGTCTGGCCTGCGCAACCGGAACCGATGAAATAGGGAAGTCCAAATAATCAAACTGCCTAGAATTTCCAGAGGTTTCCTCTGCGTGATTTCCAGCCGTTGAACCTTGCAAATATGCTTCATTGGCTAAATTTATAAGCGCGACAATATCAGTCGGAAGAAGGTTGTAAACCTCATCCATGATTCGCTCAAATGCTTTTATTGCTTCATGGTTAGGCAGGAACTCCGCAAGTTGATTTCTAGTTAATGGCTGCTTTCTAGACATTTAGCGCCTCTATGTTGGCTTCCAACCTTAACATTGATATGTGAGCATCGCTTGTGCCTGTGAACCGCTGCAAACGCCAATTACGAAGTGCTCCTTGTTGAAACCAGACAATCCTTTTATTTGATTGCCCGATTGTTCCGGCTGACACAAATTTTTCCTGACTCCAGTTTTCCCCGTCTGTTGAGTATGCCGTACTGATTGTTGGATTCTTTCCGAGTTCAACTCTACCGGTCAAGGAGACAAGTTCTAACTGATGGATTACTGCGCCTCGGCTTTCATTGTAAATAATAGATGTGCCAAACTGCCAGGTTATTGTCTGGCCATAATGAGTTGAAATTGAATCATCTAAATAACCATGCGCTGACGAGGTCGGATCACCGCAAAGCCATTTGTTATAGCACCACACAAAATTACGCGCTCTGTACTGGCCAACGTTTGTAATACTGCTAACAAGTTTAAACCAGACGGGCGTTTGCAATGCGTTAGAGGCCATTCCATCGTATACCCAAGTTCTATCAGGCAAATGTATATATAGAAACTGATGTGATTTTGAGCCTCTTGACTCCATCACAACGTTTGCTAGTTGAGCCTCTGTATATGATGCCAACTCATAATCTATTTCTTGAGTTGATAGTTTCGTGCATTGTCCGTTCGCGCCAATCCAAATCGCATTGTCTTCATGCCTACCGCCACCTAAAAAAGCAACGGCATCCATGTATACCGCACACGCTTGCGTGCCAATTGCACCACGTTGAATCTGCGCGCCTTCAATGCGTTCAAATGGGAACAATTCGCCACCCACGTTATCGAAAACCTCAATTGTGTGGCGGTTCAGAGCATATATTTCATTGCGCAACTTTAAGAGCGCCACTACTGGATCTGGGTCTGCCTCAGATGAACCGTATTTCAATGGGTTCACTGACAGTGGGTTATTTAACTCGGTAACCACTAAATACTGTCCATCCGTGGTCATAAAATAACCATCAACCCAAACAACATCAACGACGGTTCCCAAATCGACGTCAGTCACCTGAACAAATGTAGTTCCGTTGTAATAGTAAAGAGCGCCACTAGATGCCACCGCCAAGCGATCAAAAGAATAATCAAATGTAACCTGACCTGAGCCGCCAACATCGCCAATAACGGTGTATGCGCCAACGCTATCAATAGAAACTAATTTTGTCCCCATGACTCGATAACAAAGACCGTTCCATTCAATTCCACCGCGATCAACACCAGTTCCAGAGCCAAACTGAGTAATGCCATCAGCTTGACGGTAATAGCCATTACTAACCCCGTTTTCTTTTGGAACGGGAATTAGATTTTGCGGGTATAAAGTTCTAACATTTGGCGCCCCGTCTGTGTATATGCCGTTCAGAATTGGAATTTGCATTGTTTACCACTTTTCTTTATTTGCCCAAAATGCGGCACTCATTTTGCCTTTTGCGATATTTTCAGCATGTCTGGCTTTGAATGATTCTCGCCTTGTTTTGTCTACTTTTGATTCGCCTTCTTTTTTTGGTGAACCAGAAACGCCTTGCTGGCCAAATCTGATTGTCTTTATTTTATCGCCTTCTTTTGCGACTACAACGTGTGATTTTGTTGGGTGGGAGGGGGTGCGCTTTGGTTTATTAAAACCAGACACCCCGACCTTTTCAAGTCGGGGGTCTTTTTTCATTACGCTTGCGCTTCCTTCCAAGAAAGTCTAGCTAAGATTGATTGTGAGCCAGTGCCGATATTAGTAGCGGTAATGGTCAAAATATCTGGGCCGTCAGGATATACGTTAGAGAACGTCGTAGGAACGTTGTTATCAGTTCCCCCACCAAGTATTGAATTCCCCAAGTCTCGAACGCCGCTCATATCGAGATACGTAAGAACCTGAGAGGAACCGGACGAGTTTGTATAAAATGCTGCCGCATTCTCTCCACCTGTAATTGTTTGCCCAGCAGTATGGACGCAAATTTGTGCAAGTGAAGCGCCGCCAACGTTTACGAATGTACCGCCTGATGATCTTCCGTTCAATCTGGCTTGAATCAAAAATGGGCCGGTTGCAAGAATTCCAATTGACTCCAATGCCAATTGCATCCTATTAATAATTTCACGGGCGCCTAATATACCTGAAAATCCAGAATCAACGCTAGGAGCCAGCCTAATACTCATAATTGGAGCCTGAACACCGTTGGCGATATTTAATGCGCTTGTCATACCTGTATTAAATACAAGTGATTTATCGTCATCAAATCGACCATCCATAATAACCGATGATCCCCAGTGTGCAGCACATGGTGAGCATTGTGATTTTGGCAGGAAAATAGAAACTGGCGCAGATGCAGAGAATGCAAAGGTTTGCGCCACAGCATTTCCACCGGCTTGAATTCGTGACAAACCTGTAAATGTCGTGTTTGTTTTGCCTGTGTAAGCAATATATTCAATGCCAGCGGTAGCGCCATTTCCTTTTACGCAAACAACCCCAGACGTAGGAAATCCGTCTGTACTTGTCACGTTAATGGCTGTTGTCTCAACGTTTGATAATGTAGAGGTCAAATAAACAGGTTTCACAACCGAAGAAACTTCATAGTGAGCCGGAAGGTTACCGGAACGCATATAGGCTTCATACTGTGAATTATTATGCGTTAATGTGTGGATGTAAAAGATTTCCCCGTCGGTTCCTCTAATTCCAAATCTAGCATATCCAGCACCGTACCAAGAATAATCAACATAAAGCATTTGTATGCGTGAAATATCAATAGAATATCCAGACGGGCCAGTTCCATCGCACGGGTCATTCCAGTCTTTTTGCTCTACTTTAGTTTCAATTGTTTTTGAGTAAATAACATTACTTGAGCCTACCCCTTTATATTGGGAAGAAACAATTAATGACGTATTGCTATTTATTTGCAAAACATAATAAGAATTACCTCGGATTACAATATAATCACCGGCTTTTAACTGGCTCAAAAATTGAGTTCCAACTCCTGTAACTATTTGAGAGCCGTTTGTAACTGAAACCGTTCCGTTCATCTGGTGAACGCTAGAGCGCCTGACTACGTATAGTTTTTGGCCATCATATTCAAAAAACAATCCATTTTGCCGGTCAAAAATACCAATTTTTATACTTGACCCGTTCCAATTTATTGGTGTTACTTTAAACGGAACTTGACTTGTTGCTGTTTGAGTGCCACTTCCGGGGGCAACGTATGTAAATGTTCTTGACGTCGGGGCTGATGTTACAATGAAATCACCAGAAAACCCAGCTTGATCAATTGAATTTACCCTTACTTTTGTGCCAACATCAACGCTATGCGGGAATCTTGTGGTCACTGTGACTACGTTTGAAACTGATGCAATGCTAGTTACGTAAAGAGCAGGACAAAAAATAGTTCCAGTCGAGAACTGAATTCCCTTGCCAGATTGGTATCTAAAATAGCGTCTAGTTTGTCTAATAATTTCACTTCCAGTGGATAATGAATTAGAGTTAAATTGAACGCCACCGTCATACGGCCTACTTTCAACGCTAGACGCTGGGCGAATGTATAAAGTATTGTTATTCGCTACGTTTGAAATTGTGCCAGTAGGGGTATCAACAGTTACAAATGTGAATATATTTGCGGTTGGAGTAGAAGCAACAACCCATGCACCGTTAGGTGGGTTTGTCGTGGCTGTTGTGCTAATTACAAAAATCTGATTCCCTGCAACAAGTCCATGGTCTGATGTGGTGGTACAGGTTATTGTGTTGCCCACATAAGTAAATGCATTAGCGGATGACAAAGGAATTCCGCACTGGCTATAAAATTGACCTTGAAAAATATAAGTTTTTGTTGAATCAAATATCGCACCTGTTACGTTTGCAAGCGCGTAATAAGTAAAGTTTACTCCGGCTGAAACTGAATTTACGTAAAACCAACCATTAGCATTTATATCTGTTGTGTTTTGAATGAACACAACAGAGCCAACAGCCGGTGGGGTTGTTGTAGAAACAGTGACTAATCTTGTTCCTGCTCCAGAAATTGCAGTAACGTTAATACTTGCCAGATTGTCATAAAAACAAGATTGCCTATTGGAAACAATAGAAAGCGTTTCCCATTTTGTTGATTGTGGGCCATATTCAAAGTCAGTATCAATCAATGATTGCGGCATTGAAACTCTAACTTTACCAACCGCATCAGATGAAATTGCCGCCTTTCCTGACGAGTCCACAATTGAAACCACATCAGTGTAAGTAGGCAATAAAGATGTTCCAATGTCTTTTTTTAACATTGGGACATTGTTTTCACTTTTTAAAATATCAGTCATTATGAACCTTTAATTGATCACAAAAAAATCAAAAATTGTTGTAGCGGTAGCTGCCGCATTGGCTGTCACGGTAAACGAACCAACCGCTGGCACAACAGCCACAGATTTCAAAGTCGCGTCTGTTCTTTGCTGAACAAATACTTTGCTGTTTACTGTTACTTTTGAATTTGTAATAACCACAGTGGTGCCAGCCGCTGCAAATGCGGCGCGACCACTTAAAGTATTAATAGTGGCGTTACCCGGCGTTGCGCTTGAGTCGGTTGATGTGACGGTGCAACTGTCTAGCCTTGTTAATGATGTTGCACCAGTACCCGCCGCGCCGATTGTGACGTTACCTGTACCGGTTGGTGCTAGTGAATGGTTAACGTTTGCGCCGTTTGCTGTAAGCGCACCAGTTGCTGTCAAACTTGTAAAGGAACCAGCAGACTGAACCGTGCCGCCAATTGCAGGCGGAGACGCAAAAAGATTTGTAAACCCAACGCCAGAAACCGCACCAGAAGCTGCAAGAGTTGTAAAAGAACCAGAAGACTGTGCTGTACTGCCGATTGCTGGAGGCGATGCAAAATAATTTGAAAACCCCACACCTGATACCACGCCAGACGCTGCAAGCGTTGTAAACGACCCGCTGCTTTGTGTTGTGGCACCAATTGACATATTGTTAATTGAACCGGCAGTCGCTGGGCTTAAAGTAATTGTTCCGGCTCCAGTCGGTGACAAATTAATAAGTCCTGTGCCAGTTGCAGCAATCGCGTTTACTGTGGTTACTCCGGTACACGCCAAAGTTCCAAATGATGCCGTGCCTCCGGTGATAGCCACAGAACCTGGCTGATACCTTTCGCGTGTCGCTATTGGGGTAACCGCAATTACATACTCAATTTCGCATTCGCCAGCTTCAATTAAAACATCTGATTGAGTTACAAATGTTGCAGACGTAAATGATGAATTCTCAATTACAGCGATCTGTCTAAATGATTGCGGGAATCCAGAAGGTTGTGTTCCATAGCTGACGAATGTTTGGCCTGCCCCATAAGAAGTGATTAGAATTTTTTGACCGCTTGGAACGTTTAAAATCTGCGTTCCGTTTTTTGAAATAAATGGCATTTTTTTCCTTTAACCTACTCTGTACCAGACTTTAGAAACGTTATCGAATCGCAATCTGAAAAATGAATTTGCTGTTAATGATGTTGGCGCTCCAGTTACAGTAGAACCATTGCCATTAATTGCAAGCGTTGTTACTGCCTGAGTGCTATTAACTAAAATTTCCTGACGGTCTACACAGTTTGCAAGCAATGGCAAAATCAAAGTGCCTGCTGCAAATGCTCCGGTTGGTGTCAATACAAGCCAAACGCTATTACTAGCATTGTTCACCTGTACGCTGAAACCTGTCGCGGATGGGGATGAGTATTGCGTTAGTTTATCGTCATTGGCTGTAATGCCGGTTTGAAAATAAGTTTTTAAAGTTGAGAATGACGACTTTCTAGTGTCGCCATTATTTGTACTGAAAAATGGAACCTGATCTCCATCAGAAACCGAGTCCATTGTTGTTAATTGATTGATGGTTGTCATTTAATCCTCAAAGAAATTCTAAAGCGCCATCATCGCCAACTAAAAGACGATCAACAGGCTGGCCAAAAAACGGAGCATCAGACGCTGAATTTTTATTTCCTGCTCCAGTTGGCAATGTAGAAACAAATTGCATTTCCATTGGCATAGAAAACCTTAAAAGCATGGCATCGTATGCAGCCTTGGCGCCGGATCTGGTTTCTAAAGAAATCCCTTTGCCAAATGATGGGGCAATCTTCATGGCCAAATTTAAGCAAATCGCGTCAATGGCTGAATCTGGCACCAGTGTGTCGGTATCTAAATCACTGTTGTTTGGGCTTGCTGGCAACGGAAAGCCAAGACGAATGCCTTTGGCGTTCCACATCGCAATCATTGAATCTAGTTTCCTGAGCGCACTTTGCAGTTGGTCTGCTGTTAAATCAAATGTATAAGGCGCCAGTCCAATTTCATCAAACGCTTGTTCAATAAACTGTCTTTTAGTCCAGCCCATGCTTATTCTGCTTTTGCCGGTCTGCCGCGCTTTTTAGGGGCGTCTTCTTGTGGTATTGAATTGATAGCCTCTGGCGGCGTTTTAAACCATCCCTCAGCGATTTTTGAATCTACATCTTCATCGCATACGATGATGTAATCAATAAAGCCATCATCTACTTGAAATTCACCGTCTGGTTTGTAAAGCATGGTCTTATTCATTTTTTACCCTTTTGGTACATTTTTTTCCCTGCCTTGGCTGCTGCTTCTTTTGCTGATGAAAGAGCAATGGCCACGGCTTGCTTTTGTGGCTTGCCTGATTTCATTTCTTTTTTGATGTTACTTGATACGGTTTTGGCTGAATAGCCTTTTTTGAGCGGCATGAATACTCCATACGAAAAGAGGTGGATTTCTCCACCCCTTTATTAGACTAAATCAATCAGGTCTGAGAGAACAGCATAATGCCGGACATTTCAGGCTGCTTGTTTACCACACCGTAGAGCACATCCATACGGAACTTGGTGCGCATGGTGTTGATATCGTACTGCTTCTGCATCACCACCTCGATGCCTTGGTCAGTGCTGGCTCGCATTACTGCTGCACCCGCGTCGCTTGGCACGGCATAAGAAGCTGGCAGAATCTCAAGCGCGTCTTTTTGCCAGAAAGGATTAACGTTTGCATCCACGGTGTTCAGGAACGTAATGGCTGCGCCGCTGGCCGGTGTTGCAGTACAGTTTTTGTATTGCGCTTCGGCATCGGTTGAGCCACCGCCAGAAATAATAGGCGGGGAAATCTGAACGGTACCAGTACCACCAGCACCGGTAACAATGGCGGTCACTCGGAAGGTTTTGAGTTGGCCTGTGTCAGCTTTGGTGATTGCGTGAACGTTATTCACACCCAAGATTGTGAAGGCATCGCCAACACGAACGGTGCCGGAAGTCACGGTAATTGCAATGGTCTGGTAACGGTTATCAACGTTAGCGGTTTCACCAGTTGTGGCCGTGCTTGTTGCTTTTGGCGTGTAGTATTGGTTAGCGCCGTTAATAGAAACGGTCACACCTGCGCGAGCCAGCAAACGGTTTGCATAATCCAGTTTGAAAGTTTCAAAGCCGGCGATGTTACCAACGTATGCTTTTTCGTATGCAGTTGTTGGCTTGCCTACCATGTTTGCACGGTTGGCCAAGTTGCTTGCCATGTTGTTGTAATCACGGGTAGACAAGGCCATGTAACGATCAAATGACTGAACGCCTGTCTCATTCATGATTGCATCAGCAGCGGCAATATCATCAAAGCCAGATGCAGCGGCGGTACGCTTAACAACCAATGTGCCCTGAGTTGCTGCAACGTTCATGATTGCCAGGTTAATATCTGATGCCAACTTTTGTTTTGCCGCATCACCCAAACGACCTTCTTGCAAGGTATCGCGCAATTCGGTTGCGGTCATTGCCCAAGGCGCTGAACGGCTAAAGCCGATTGTCGCAGGAACGGCCAATTGTGTGGAATCCTTAAAGTTGGATGTCATGTCCGTGCCGGAGAATGACTGAGCAACGTAAGGCATTGGGCGCCAAATGATGTTGTTTGAACGCTCCATTGAGGATGAGTCTGTGTTGTATACGGATACGTTACGTGACAGCACCAAAGCGTCGTTAAAACCTTCAAGGACGTTTTCAAACGCGACGCGTTCTTCTTTGCTAAATGCGTTAGGCATGTTTAATACTCCAAATTAAATTAAGTTGATTTCTTGCGAAGTTGTTGTTTATAAGCAATTACCTTGCTCATGTTACCGGTTTTTTCTGCTTCTGCCCTCAGGCGCTCTAATGTCGAGTCTACCGAACCTGAGCCGGAGCCACTCCCACGGATCGCCTTTTCTGGCGGTGGTGGTGATTTCTTGCTGCTTACTTTCAATTGTGTCTCCAGTTTTCCGATTGCGATAGCAAATTTCACGGGGTCATTAATTGCTGCTAGTTCTTTTGCCTTCTTGGGGTTCTTTCCAAGCGCGTAAACGATCAATGCGGGGTCATCAGCGCCGTGCAAGATAATCCCTTGCATTGTCTGGCTGAACGTCTCCTGAACGGCATACTCGGCTTCGTCATAGTCTTTAACTTTTAACTTCTGCTTTGCTTCGCCATACGCACTTAAACGGTTTTGCCATTCGCGCTGTTGCGCTTGCTGCTCTAGCTCTACTTTATGCTGTTGCTCGCTGACTAATCGCTTTTGTTCGTACCATTCTTCAAGTGACTCCTCAAACATTTCAGCGTCATAATCAAACTGTTCTAAGGTTGGTTTTTTACCAAGTGTAATAGGCTTTTCTGCCTCTGTTGTGCGTTGGTTTAACCTTGCTTCCAGTTCTCTTTTTTCGCGTTGAAGTTCTCGGTAGTTTTTCCGCAAATCTCTAACCCACTCGGGAGCGGGTTTTTCTTCCTCTTGAGGTGGCGACTCCTCACCAATGCTAACCGTAATTTCTTCTTCCGCTTCTTGCTCGTCTTGGCTGTCGTCGGCCTCAATATCGACATTTTCGACTTGCTCGATTTCTTGTGCTTCAGAATCGATCACTTCTTCATCAAACTGCTCTGCCTTTTCTAGCATTTAATTACCCGTAAAAAAACTCGCTAATTCAAAATGGTTTAGCGGAATACCATATTTTTTAAACCAATGGCGGTGTGCCAGGTTGTTGTTCCTGTGGTTGCTGGCCTTGAAAAGCACTGCCAAGCAATTGCAAATCTTCAAACGCTTGCTTGCGATCAACCTCTGAAATTTCGGCCATCGTCTTCAAAGTCTTTGCCTGAGTTTCTTCAGCCTTGGCAACGGTCAATACAGTGTCAGCACGCGCCTTGGATGCCTCTGCATCGGCTTGGTTTGCTGCTGCCATCATGTACTGTGTCTGTGGGTCTGGCTGGGCTTGTGCGGCCTGTGCTTGCATGGCCTGCATTTCTTCCTCTGTTGGCTTAACCGCGCCCATGTTCACAAGACGCTTACGGAAGAAGTCACGAACCTCGGAAACGCCTTCGCCTTCCATGTTCATCATGGCCATTGAGCCAAGAACCTGCATTGTCTCTGGGTCTTGTGTAATGGTCATCATTCCCGTGATTGCGCGAACCGTTGCCGCTTTCTTGCTGCTGCTTGACGGTCCAACATCCACGGCGATATCAAAATTGGCTTGGGACAAATCATTTTCAAATTCTGTCTCGCCAGTCTCACCGATCACAGGCCGCATCAATTCAACGGTTGAGACCTCGCCTTGCTTGCCAATCGCTTTTATATTTCTGCCTTCTTCCACAAAAATATCTTTGGCCATGCTGAGCCAAATTTCTCCGGAGCGTTTAATCGCTTTCGCCATGTTGGACATATAGATGAAAGTTTGCATATCCAAGCGCTGCTGAATCATCTCCACGGCCTTACCGGAAATGTTGCTAACCATCTTTTCAGCATTTTCAGGGCGACCTAAAACGTCCGCCATGTCCTGCTCTGTAACCTGCATCAATGCCACCATTGCGGGTGGAATGTTAGGCGCTGTCTTCATCCCAATCGGACCATTGGCCACTGGCTGACCGTTCATGTCGGTCATTGGGTTTGCGAGCAAATAAGGATAGTTTTTCACGTTATCCTCTGCCCACATTACTTGATGCCCAGCCATTTGTTCGGGGGTAAAAATAGGCTTGTCCATGCTGCTGAATGCCGCAATCTCTCCAAGTTTTGAGAGTTGCATATTTTTTAGGCGTTGTGAATCCTTGGCCAAACGAACGTGCCCCATGCAGCGCTCGATGTTGTCTACGAACCACCGTTTGCCGTACACCGGAACAATAGGAATGTTCTTGCCTGCAATGTATCCGCAATCCTCCAGAACCTTGCCACCAGAAAGAATATACTTGTGCACCTTGCGGCGCTTTACTTTCTTTTTCCTGATTTCTTTTGTGCCAATTGCAGCAAGTGATTGCTCAAGGTTTTCGTCAGCTTCAAAATCAGAATCGGAATACTTTTCTTCTTCACCATCGATTGTCTCAAATACCCTGATGGTTTCCGAAACTTCTTCCACGCGGTAATACTCAGCAATATAGACAACATTGGGGGTGTACCAATCAAACTCGGTATGCGTGATTGTTTTGGGCCAATCGCTCGGGTCATCTCCGTATTCGTCACGATAAGCGTCACGGCTCATGGAGGAAATCACAAAGCATCGTTTGGCGTCTGATTTGTCTTGGCGCTTTGCGTCTAAATCAAAGAAAACCGACGAGTCCGCATCGAATATAGGCTCAATCCTAATTCTCTGACGCTCATCTTCATCGTCTTCCTCATCTTCGTATTCAGCACGAAGTCGCCAAGCGCCAAACCCACCAGCCACCGCTTCCTCGAAAGCATTGTCGTAGGCTTCTTCTGCCGTGCTATCTTGCTCATCGGCACGATAAAGACCGTCGCAGGTATCTGCGAGTGAGTCAGCCTTTTTTCCATCCTTGCTTACAAAATCAACAGTAATGCGATTATTTCTGTATTCGTTAATAATGCGAATCACTGCCAGATGGATTTTGTTTACTTCAAACTTTGGCTTATTTTCAAACTGTTCACCAAGCGGGCCTTCCCACTGCGCTCCAGCAATAGAATAAAATCTACGATCTTCCAAGCATTGCATCCGCTCATTTTTAATAGCGGATTGAATAGAATCGAACTCATTGCGAGCCGTTTCTAATACGTTATTAAAATGCTGTTCTTTAGTTAATCGAGACATAATTCCCTTTAGTTTCTTTATTCTCTACCATTTGTTACTTGTTGGCAACGGCACGAATATTTTAGGCTTATTTGTAACCGCCCTTCTGACACCCTCACAAGCATATCTTAATGCGTCAATTATGTGGTTTTTCTTGTCATCCAGAAGTGGAAGTATATTGCCTGTTAGTTTGTCGATCTTATAACTGTAAAGCGTCAATTCGTCAATTGTATGTTTACACCTTGGATGCACAACAATATCGTAGGTTTTTAAAAACTCTATTCCTTCCTCTAATGACTTCGGTCCCTTTACCGCTGGCATAATCTTGGGGAACCCATTTCGCCTCATGTGCGATATTGTCTCTGGCCTTGCAGAGTCAGCCACCATTGGCCACTTTTCAGAATCAGGAACAGTAAAAAATAAGTCCGGAGTGTCCATGATCTCGCAGCCAACCCGATAAACTTCATGGTCGATGTATAAAGTTCTGCCAATAACATGACAACGAACCAAAACAGTCGGATCCACTGAAAACCCCCAATCCGCCCCGAGCCTATGCGTTACATCTGCTGGCGCCTCGAATTCCTCTATTCTCCAATTATGGAAAACCCGCGAATTGCTGTTCTTGTTGTACTGGCCAAGCCAAACGTGAGCGTATTTGTCTGGGTCTCGGCGCTTGTCGTACTCCATTTCGTTCCGTAGAACCTCTGGAAGCCACGGGTTATCCATATAATTAACTTCTATTACCACGGCTTCAGGTGGCCTTGTATCGCCCTTTAATAGCGCATCTACCGGGTCAGTCGCTTTGTTCGGATTCCAAGTGAACCACAATTCGGAATTCGGCTTTCGGATTGTCGGGCGAAGCAAGTCTAATGAACGCTGGCTTAAACTCTGCGCTTCTTCAACCCATGCGCAATCGTATCCCTCCAGTGACTTAATCGAATCTGCGGTATGGTTTTGCATACCTTGGAAGATAATCATCCCGTCGCCCTTGCGTGACTTAATAACTGATTCCTGAACCTCAAAATACGCACCGGCGTTCATTTGCTCGATTTTCGTTTCAAGCAAGCGCTTTACCGACTGATTCAGTGACTTTTGTATTTCACGCACGCACACACTTCTGCGCTTCTGGTCAATTATGTGCGCCTCTATCATCATTTCAGCAAAGAAATGTGATTTCCCTGACCCCCTGCCGCCCCATGCGCCCTTGTAACGGCTTGGCTGAAGCAATGGTATAGCCCACTCCGGCGTGGCAATGGAAAGGGTTTTACCCATTCTTAACGATCACCCGCTCAATCCTGGCAATCTCTAGTGGCGCACCATCAGCACCGGTAAGTTCATGCTTTTGCGTTTCAGACCAGCGCATTTGCGTTTTGCTCCACCAGATCATGGCCGTTGTGTCACCACCCATTGCCTTTTGGAATAGCGTTCTTCCAATTTGCGCATTGGCCTTCGACTTACCAGACACCAGCTCACTAGAAAAGTGCTTTCTCAACGTGTCCGCATCAATTCCATCACGGATTAACATTGCTATTTGCTCAATCGGTAGGCCATATCCAGACAGCGCCTCTACTTGTTTCCGCTCGGCATCTGTTGGTTTAAAAGGTGGCTGACCTGCACCAGGGCGAGCCCCTCCGTGTCCGTTTGTCTTTTTTGCTTCCGAAGTTTCAAGTTTAGGTTTGCGTGTTGCCATTATTATTAACCTCAGCAAAAGGTTTTCCTGTTTCTGCGTGTGTTGCGATTTTGCCAGTGAAGTCCTGCCAGCGCTTGACGATAACGTCGCAGTACTTTGGGTCTAGTTCCATCAGGTGGGCCTGACGGTTGGTTTTCTCGCAGGCGATCAGGGTGCTGCCGCTGCCGCCAAATAGGTCAGCGACCGACTTGCAGTCCTTTCCCCATTGATCAAAAAACCACGAGACAAGCTCCACAGGCTTTTGCGTTGGATGCACTCTGGTTTTGGTGTCGTCTTTTGCCATGCCGTGATGACCAGACCACAAAATTCGCGCAATCAAGCGCTTGTGCTTTTGCTTTGACCAGCAAAGCTCAAAAGTATTGCCAGACACCTTATCCATATTTTCATTTGTTCGCTTATCCCAAACGACCCAAGAACCATCCTTTCGATTTGGAATCAGGTCGCTGAAGTAATCGGCACCCCAAATAAAAATTTCTTTTGCATCTGGAAATGCGGTGAATATCGTGCTGATTAACTCAGGCGCAAAGTCATCATGATCGCCAGCAACCTCATCAAACCTTTTTCCGGTTTTTCGGTGTGCCTTATCAGCCGCAAACATACTGTCATAGTCGGTGTCAAGAAACATGCCATAAGGTGGGTCAGTGAACACCATGTCAGCCTTTTGGCCATCCATCAGCTTGTCAACTGCATCGATGCTGGTCGAATCGCCACACATCAGCCTGTGCTTTCCAAGAATCCAAACATCTCCAAGCACTGTAACCGGAGTCTCTGAGATTTCAGGAACTTCATCTTCATCGGTCAACCCAGGTTCAATTTGCTCAGGCATCAATGCTGCAATCTCATCTGCTGAAAATCCAGTGAGATCTAGATCAAACCCAAGATCGCCCAACTCGCCAAGTTCCAACCTAAGCATCTCATCATCCCACCCAGCATTCAATGCCAGCTTGTTATCCGCTATCACGTATGCCCGTCTTTGCGTGTCTGTGAGCCATCCAAGCGTGATTGTTGGCACTTCATCCAGCTTTAACTTACGAGCCGCCATAACGCGACCGTGGCCAGCCACAATGCTTCCATGCTCATCTAGCAAAACGGGGTTAGTGAATCCGAATTCTTTTATGCTTGCCGCTATCTGAGCGACTTGGTGATCTGAGTGAGTGCGGGAGTTCTTGACGTATGGAATAAGCGAATCAATCGCTTTATATTTGATTTGCATAATACCTTTCTCTGCATACAGTGCAGGTCTGAGGTATTACGATAACTGATTTTTGAGCAATAAAAAAGGGGCTTTCGCCCCGTGGTTTAGTCAATTATTTTTTACGGCCTTCTCCACAACCCGAGCAAACCTCCGCATAGCAGGATTCCGCT